CATGCTAGAAAGACAAATTACTCAAATCAATAATGCTGCAATATCACAAGAAGAAAAAGACAAGGTCTTACAAGATATTTTAAATAAAATGACCAACATTACACTAAGATTAAGTGTTTCTTATATTGATAGTATTACTGACGGTACAGACAGCGAACAAAACAGAGATAAAATACTAGATTTTATTGCTAATAACGATGCTGCATTTTATAAAGAATTACAAAACAAAATTAAAGAAATTTCTGACAATTGGAACCTACCATCATTTGATATAGTGTGTGGCGCAGAAGATTGCGGTACAGAATATAAATCAAAAGTCAATGTGGATTATTCGAGTTTTTTCGGAGCCAGCTCCTTACGCTCGAGGAATCTGACATTATCGAGCTAGATAAGAAATACGAAACTGAAATCAAGCAATTAAAGTATGATAACTACAAGCTAGGTTGGTATATGAGAGGAACTTTGTCTTATTACGAACTGATGCATGTTATATCTCATGATGATCGTGAAGTGTTACAAAGAATAGTAAAAGAAAATATCGAATTAGTTGAAAAAACTAAAATGCCTTTACTTTAACCAGCTACTTTTTGAACTGCGGCAGATCCACCTTTGGCAATCTTTTCAACTTCTCCACTGTCAACTTTTTGCTTAGTTACTTTAAGAATGTTCATTAATTCTGGATCGCCTTTAAATACATCTTTGATTGCATCTGCAGCGCCTTTAGCTGATGCTTGTTGTTGTATTTCTTTCTTTTCCATATAAATTTTGATATCTTCATTAATTCTTGCTTCCCAATCTTCTTGTAGACTTTCATTTGGACACTGTGGAAAAGATATTACTTTAAGTGTAGCAGGTCCTATCATTGAAGCCATCATATAGTCAGCAATATAATCAGCAACTGTGTTACTAGTTAAAAGTTTTGCAATCATACTTGCTAGTACGCCTGCGCCTACCCAAGCTAGTGCAGTAGCAATCCATCCTGCGATTGGTAATGCCATTAAGAAAAGACTCAATGTTCTAATTAGTCCGGTTGATGCTAGAGCAACACCCGTAGCCATCATTGCAATGTTTTCAAGTATTGTTCTGCGTATCTTCATTTCATATGCGTCTAGACGTTTGTCTTGAAGATTACATCCGTTTTCCATATACACTTGTGCCCAACCATCTAGTTCTCTTGCTATATCTTCTACAGCCATAAATCCAAAGATAACCTTACCTACTAGTGTATTTTTAATTGTAGCTAAAATAGCTTTGCCGATACCTTTGCCTTTGGCAACAATCTGTTTTCCAACAGTATCAACCTTAGGTTTAACACCAGGTTTTTCTGTGTTTAAATTTAATCCCGTAAATTTTGTAGATGCTTGTTTTACAGCAGCATTAAACTTAGGAGTTCCTAAGCCATGAGTAATCATAGCGCGGTTAAGTTTTATTGATGTTGATGCAGCAGCCGCTTTGCTTGGAGCAGTTCCAAAGAACTTGCCTTTAGGACCTTTGATTTCATATGTACCGTCTGGAAGTTTACTATAGTTGAATTTTTTCGGACCAGGTGCAACATCTTTAGCTGTTAATGCTTGAGCAGCTTTGGTTCCAATACCTACAACAATATCAGTATTGCCAAGAGGAATAATTTCATCTATTTGTTGTTCTGTTATTTGATGTACTTTCATGACAGATCCTAAATTCTTTAACTGATATTATTTATCTCAGTCGAATCGAGAGTAAATAATCTACTATGGAAAACAATTTCAACGATCCCTGTGATAATTGTACCCATTGGATAGGGCACATATAATATGTATATACATTGGCATATAATAGATGCAACCACTAAAGAAGTAGTTGTTGAAAAATTGTTTGATCTTGTTCAAGCCAACGAAACCTTACAGATTTTAAAAACACAAAATCCTCATACGGAATATGAAATTATTCAAACAGAACAATCATCAGTTAAACCAGGTTTTGGAAGAGATCCTGATTTACATTAACTTTGTTGTAATGAAATGAGCTAACGCTCATTTGTGTTTCGCTTGCGCTCTACACTAATATGTTTGATATAATATGATAAGATTAAGTGCGAAGCACTTTAAGCTTCATGTAGATTGTTTCAGTCAGACGGAACCTGTTTAAGGGTTCCATCTAATCTTGACTTCATGTGAGTTCGCCACAGCCGAGACATTGGAAGTAGGTAATTGTTTATACACAAAGTACAATGGGCTCTGACCTTTCCCAACCTACGTCGACATCGCTATTTCTAGCTACCTCTCGCTTCGTTCCTATTGCTAAAGAGTTTTTATGTACTGTGTTTGTGTTTTTCGACTGCCAACATTCTGTCTACATCAATCAAACATCCTACTACCGGATGCCGCTCAATGTGTTGCGTGTGCTTCTATACGAGAGCTTTTTCCACAGCGGTATTTTCGAACTGGCCCGCTAACCTTATGTGTTGGATTGTTTTGCCTGGATGTGATGTTCTAGCAATGCCTGTCGTAATTTGTCTGAACCGCCAACTCTAACATTAATAATACCGTTGTAATAATCGTCTCTCTCTAATACACGGCGGTCAAACTGTTCTCTAGCCTCTATGTAGGACATTTCGCCTCTACCTTTACATAGGTATAGGATTTCTCTTGTGAAGTTTTCTGGGCCTAGTGCGTCAACGTCGGCGTTGAGTCTATCAGATGAACCCCAATAGTCTTTCCAATCGCTTTCTTTTGTGCCTCTGCGTTTATTTTTCTTGCCTTTAAGTGGTGGTTTGGTAGTTTTGAACTTTGCTAGTTTTTTGCCTATGTATTTTTGGCCTGTGGTAGTGTTTGTGATAAGGTAAACAAATCCTTCATACTCGTCTGGTATTGTGTCAATTGTTTTTCCTTGATAAGTCCACTGCATGAACTTATATATGTGTGCCTATTTTTTATTTGCCTCTTTCTTGGCTTTAAACTGATCGTTAATTTCTATAGACCTTAATCTAGCCAATCTACGAATTTCTCTAAGCCAATTTCTTGCCGATCTATGTGTTCGTATAGAATTTCGAGCTTCAAATTTTTCATTTTCTTTGAAGTATTCCATATATGCTTTCGTTAGCTGATCATGTATGTCGTCATCTATCATCGTTTAATAATTTTTTATAAAGTTCTTTGCTTATTCTACTATCTCTATATCATTTGCATAACTTGTAAAACCGTTTTCTTTAATTACTTTAAGTAAATGATTAACACGACCAACAAGTTCGTCCTTGTGTGATATAAGGAATACATTTTTGTGTCTTTCTCTACCCATTTTCTTAAGTATGCTTAAACTATTTTCAACACCAGCAGTGTCCATACCACTGTCAATTAACTCGTCAATAAACAACAAGTTGATATTTTGATATAAACTTTCCCAAACGTCTCGGAATGCAAAGCTCATGCCAAGTATAAGTCTGTTACGCTCGCCTCTTGACAAGTTATCAAAATCTAAATCTTGTCCTAGCTGTGTAATTTCTACATTTAAGTCATTTTGGAATACAACTTGATGAGGTAATCCTAGTTTTACAATATAATATGTAAGACGATTGTTCAAATATGCAAGATTTTGTTCAATAATCTTTTTACGAATAAAACTATCTTTATTTGTTAAGAGTTTATGTAAAAATTCTTGATGTTCTTTAAAGTCAGTAAGGTCATTTACAGCAGTCCAATTTATTTCTTGTAATGCTTCATTTTCAAGTTCTTTAATTTGTTTTTCGTAAGGATCTGTTTCTTCCTGTTTGCTTGATAATGCTTGTTTTAAATTATCAACATTGTTTCTATGTTCGTATGCTTCTTTAGCAGTTTCATAGAATGTGTTAGGACGTCCGTTGATATCACCAATTTCTTTAAGTCCATCAACTACTTCTTTGAGTTTGTCTGCTACTTCTTTGTAGTATGCTTGTGCATCTGTTAATTCTTTGGCTTTTCGGTCTTCAAGTTCTGCTTTTTTATCGTCATGCAGAGCTTGTCCACAAGTATAACAGGTAGCATCTTCTAAATTTGCGATGTCTTTTTCAGCTTTTTCTAAAGACTTACTAGCTCGTAGTAGTGCTGATTCAAGAGTGCTTTTTTCTTTATTAAGAGCCACGATTGCATTATTAAGCTCAGTCCAGTTTTGTAACTTTTCGTGTGACTCTAGTTCAACATCAATGTCAAGATGTTCTAATTCACTGATACTTTCTTGCAATTTAGTTATATCTTGTTGTTTTTTACCTTGCCAGGCTCTTTGTGTATTGCGTAGGCTTTCAATAGTACCTTGTATTTTTTCATTTGCTGTTTGCACAGCACCGATTTTTAAATTTTCTTCTGTGATTGCTTCACGAGTTAATCTCATTTGTTCTTTTAAGTTTTCTGCCTTTTCACTAAGGATAGTAATACCGAGTAATTGTTCAATAATTGCTCGTTGATCGTTGGTGCGCATACTAAGGAACGGTTCGGAGTAGGTGTTTAGTGCTACAACATGCTTAAACATATCATGACTCATACCTAATAGTGTAATAATTTGCTCTTGTGTTTTCCGACTATCGCCTTGTGATTCGTCTGTTAGTTCTTGTTCCTGATTGTTTACATAAAACTTAAGAACATTTGGAGAACGTCCTCTTTCAATTCTGTAGTCGATATTATCTTTTTCAAAATGCAATGTAACTAACATGCCCTTGCCATTAGTTTTATTAATTAAGTTGTTTCTTTTAATATTGGTAAGAGCAACACCGTACAATGCATAACTCAGAGCGTTAATAATAGTAGTCTTACCTGTACCATTTCTTGATCCTGCGTCATCTCCGCCTTGATCAAGATTCTCTCCAAGTACAAGTGTTAGTTGTTCTTTATTAAAGTCAACAGCTTGGGTTTGATTACCCACACTCATAAAGTTTTTTACAGTTAAATCTTTTATGCGTATCATATCATAGCTCGTTGTAAATGTCTAATAACATTTTTTTGT